AGAAGCAACACTTTCTATGATCGTCATAACTGCGCCGAATATTGTACACAATGCTGCCATTTCAGCCAGCGCTGTCACCCCTGTTAAAACCTGCGGTATGGTCGCATATTCAAATTTTTCATATGGGTTATTTAGCGTACCCACGCTCTTCTGCGGAAGTAGAGGTGATCCATCTATGTCGTCGTAACGTAGTTCTGCGTTGTCGATAGAGGGTCGGTCAGGCGCATGATAAGCATTCTCTGCTCGAATGTCTTCAGTAGAAACCTCTTGTGCACCAGTCTGTACGAATGTGGGCAGTATACTCTCTGCCATCGCAGCGACACCTACAGGATCCTGATTTCCCATTCTATGTCCAGAAGCCCTCATGAGCATTGAGTAGGCGACCTTTTGCATATCATCAATGCTAGTTCTATTGGCATATTGATTATATACACCGTACGCGCCCTGCTCTACAGGAATTCCTGGTTCGGTGAATTCACCGTGCTCAATATAGGGAGAACTAGTGGGCATGGGATCAAAACGATTTCTGCCCAATAGTGAAGAAATTTTGTGCTGGACGGGTGTCGCACCAGCAGGGTTATCAAAGGCGGTCTGACCAGACGTACCACCTATACCGGGAACATCATTTTCCTGGGTTGAGACAATATCGCGATAAAGAAAGTGGCCGTCATTTTGTGAATTTTTGTCTATGATATCTTGAAGACCGCTAGAGCTACCCTCGAATTGTCCAGAGTTACTTAACGTTTCAAATTTTCTAACAGCAGCTTCAGAAGCGTGGTCACCCGTTGGGAATGTGTCCGTAAACCCAGCAGTCTCATCTTGACCACCAGTCACAAATTCAGCTGGGGTACCGTCAGGATTCACAAGCGAAAATTCACTACGCGGATTGTTGGGGGAAATCGGAAACTTGTTCCCCATCATCGCGTCGGTTGTTATTGAGCTTAAATACGAAGCAAGGGTATCCTTGGCAGGGATTGATAAATCATCCCCAACTACAAAAGTATCACCATCACCAGTCGGTTCTGGAATAAAATCACTTGATGTAGGATCGTCAGCGCTCATAAGACCTTATTCTCTATCTTCCTTAAGTATTCGCTCTTTTAACTTTTCCATAACAGCTTCATCGTTAAAAGCATTCTTCAGAACATCAAGAGCTTTTTGAAGCTGCGGGTATAAATCTGTCCCCAATATCTTTTTTGCTTCCTCTGACAGATCTGCTTTCTCATTATCCGTTAATTCATCAAGAGATTTCTCACGCATAGTTTTAGTTTTGTCTTCTTTGCTCATTTTCATAGTCTCCTTTATTCACCGCCGGCGGCTGCTAGCGGGGTTGTCATAACTGATTTATCTACCAACACCTTTCCTACCTTGTTGGCGTCCATAGTTACCTGAACGTTTAAAGTTATATTAACCGGTTCGTTTGTAATTGTGAAGGACCCATCGCCTGTTCCGATCGCTGAAGCGAAGTTGTCAAGCGCAACTGCAGCGCTTACTTCGCCTATGCTGTTTAGCGCTTCGATTGAAGCCACAACCTCAGCGACCATCTCAGTGACTGCTGCTGCCATTCCGCCACCCTCGAACATCGCCATATAACCAGATAACTCATTAATCTTCTCGCCAAAAGTTACCATCTTGGTTAGAGCCTCTATCCCAAGGTCAAACTTCGTTAATAGCGCGGCATCCCAGGTACCTGTGTTATCTGCTAGGGCTTCGAAGACATCTCCGATATCGTAATAACCATCCCAATAAATCAGGTGCTTCACAGCACTCATCATATTTGCAATCGCCATGCTTGCGCCGCCCTCAAAGTTACTCCCCTCAAGAGAACCTATAACATCTGCAAACTTCGTCACCGCGTCCATGGCCAAACCAACCACTTCAAGCTTCTTCACCGCTGCATCGGGATTGGCGATCTTAACAGAAAGAACTGCTTCGATTAGCGACGGTAAGTGCATCTTAACAGCCTGTACAATACGTGCTATCATTTGCATCAATTCGCCCAAGCTTTCCTGTAGGGTTTTGCCTGCAGAAAACCAACCAGCTGTTTTGGTGGGTGGCATTAGTTCTCCAATCGCACCGATGGATTCACCAAATTTGGCCACGGCTTCCATAGCCATTGCGACAAGCTTAACCTTGACTTCTGCTGCTTTCGCATCAATATTGTCTGGTACTGCTTCTATAACTGCCTTTATAATCTGCGGTAGATTACCCTTGATCATGTTGAATATTGAGGTAAATATTGGCTTCATTTCGCTAAGCGTTTGACCCATCGATGGGCCCGACTTGACAAACCAGCCAGACTGTTGGCTTGCATTTCTATCCATGAACATCTGCGCTATCGAACCAACAGCCTCGATTAGTTTCGCTACAGCTGATACTGCTGCTCCTATAACCTCAGCCTTCACTCTTGCCATCTCAGGATTATCCCCGATGTTAATCTTTAAGATGTCGGCGATCATTGGAGGAATGTGTTCCTTGACTGCGCCCATAATGGTTCCCATCATGTCGCCATACGTCTTCATAAGACTGGCAGCACCTTCAGGATCTCCAGACCTCATAAATCCACCACCAGCCAGATCGGCAATCGCATCCATCAATCCAGGCGGGGGCTGCATGGCTTGAATCAGGTTCCCAATCGCAGCCAAAACTCCACCAATCGCTTCGAGTTTTGCAATATCACCCTCTTTCATCACAGATAACATCTTTACAAGCGCAAAGATAAGTTCCTTTGCTCCACCGAAAATAGCATTGATAAAGCCAGCTGCGCCTTCTAATATCGCACCAGACTCTCCACCACCTGAGCTTGCCAAAACATCAAGCATCGCGATCTTATAAACAAGGTCACCCATCTGCTTAACGGCATCAAAGACTTTCAGCAACGCATTGATTTTTAATATGAATAATTTCGGATCCCCGATTGGCATATCAGCGATTATACGCAGAGCAGGAACTAACGAGTCCAGCATAGCATCTGCCATCTTCTTTACGACCCTAAAGCCCGCTTCGATCGGTTTCATCATACCCGGGAAAAGATACTTCACTAATGACTTCGCAGATATCGACATCTCGATAATCGCGTCCATGGCCATCTGCATGCCTATCGCTATCCACATTAATTCTTTGCCATCAATACCCGACATCGATGACATTAATTCTTGCAGCGCCGGTGCAAACGTCTTTGAGACTACAAAGGTGAACGCAGCCGCGGCGATCAGGCCGACACCACCGACAATCATAATAGGAATCATCAGTGCCACCAGGGCGCTGGTTCCAGCAAGAAGTACAAGCGCTAACATGGCCAGCGTTAACTGTAACATCGTGACAATAACACCCGGTAAATCAACAGAACTATAAACAGACTGGAATAACTGGAACGCCAGGCCGAGCACAGATAAACCAACCGCCACAAATAATGCACCCAACAACGCACCGACTGTGTCCATACCGGCATAAAGATTGAAGAGCAGTGCCGTCGCACCGATAGCAGCTGTTAACAAAACAATTCCAAGAAGGAAAAGCATGCTCATCGCTATGGTACCCATATCAAGTGAATTTATTATCATCGATGCCACCCACAAGGCGCCCAAAAATGCTACCACACCAACAAGCATGAAAAGAGCGCCCATAAGCATGGGCCCGATTGCAGAGCCGGCTTTCTGCATTGGCTTAGAAGCCTTAATTAGCAATACCGTAGCGCCAACTGCGAGCAGCATAACCACCAAGCCCATAAGGCCCTTCATAATATTACCAAAACCAACTTCGCCAACTACGACGCCAACAGCACCGATGCCTAAGGCAAATGCGCTACCACCGATAACCAGTAACGCCCCAGCTTTCACCAAATTCTGAGTACGCTTCTTTGTCACGTTCAGCTTGGATGCTGCTTTTATCATCGGTACCATCGCAAAGATTGCGGCCGCCATTAGAATTACGCCGAATGTTCCAGCTAGTATTTTTCCGAAACCGACCTGTGAGACCACTTCACCGACGACCCCCAAGCCAACTACGAAAGCAGCTCCACCGACTGTCATCATTAGAGCTGCGGCGAGGAGTTTTCCGATAGACTTTGTAATTTGGCCTTCTTGCATCTCGTTAGCAGTTTCGACCATGAACTTAGTTGCCCATATCCCTCCTACCAACGCAATGACAGCGGCGACGACAGCCATAAATGGAACAGAAGACAAGATCTTCGCCATCAATGTTATCCCTATGGCGAACAAGATCATTGCGGGAATCATTGCAGCTGCCAGCAACGTTAAATTGATCGCTGCCTTTCCGATATCTTTTTTATCTATTCCGCCAACTTTCTCTATAAAGCACTTCAGGCCGTCGGCCAGCCCACCCATACCTTCTCTAATACCATCACCGGTGGATTTAGCATTCCCTTGATTGGCTCTGCCGGCGTCGTCGGTAACACCGCCCATCAGTCCGATAAGTTTATCTGTCGCCATCTTTATGAGCGCGCCCTTGGCGGCAGTAAGAGCACCTGTCAAAATCATTTTTCCAAACACAAACGCAGCCATGGCACCACCGACCATGAGGATCTTATCTCCATGCTTCTCAAAAACTGCGCTAAGAAGATCCAGTATCGCGTCTAAAAGAACTGGAGCTGCCTCTATTAGCGCTGACCCAATTCCAGAAAGCGCTTCGACTAGAGCTCCGCCAATGCCCTTCTCACCAGCATTTTTAACTGCATCTGGGTTTCTAATATAGTCTGCGATTCCCTTAATCATGTCCGCAAACTTTCCAACGATCCACGGTATCATCCCGGCGATAAACGCCCCGACCATCTCGATACCTTTGATGAGCGCGTTCTTAAGCTTCTGCATGGCTGGACCTTTTTTGCCAAAGAACTTCTCGAATTCTTTGCCCATATCTTCAGCCATGTTCTGAGGACTGTACGTCCCTTTTCCGGTCAGCGAATCCTTGAATCGTTTGAATATCCCCAAAAGACCAGTACCGGTTAGGCCGCCCTTCTCGTTAATACCCAAAAGGTCTCTCAAGTCTTTGGGATCGAACAGATCTTTAAGGCCGTCCCACACTCCTAAATCGCCCATAAGATCAGCAAACATCTTTCCAAGCTGTTCACCGAACTGAAACACAACCTTTAAGGAATCACGAATCTGCTGGATAACTGCCTGAAATTCCTCGGAAGACGCCAGGCCTTTCATGAACCCCTTAGCGAACGAATCAAAGAAGCCCTCGACTCCGCCGCCGCCGCCTTCTGTCATTTTCTCAATAGAGTCAGCAAGCTTAGACATCGCTTCTTCTTGCGACATAGCGTTCTCTTCAGCGTCTTCAGCTCCAGCCTCAAGATCCTCATAAGATACGCCCTGGTTTTCTGCGGCTAACGCATTCTCCATAGCGGATACAGATAGACCCATTTGCTCAGCAAGGAGTGCCTTCTCTTGTCGAGTCATATCTTCGACTGACTTGCCAGCCTCGTGGAACGCATCACGCATCATGTCAATTCGCTCAGCAGGATTCTCAGCGTTCATCATCTCCATAGTATCAAGCTGCATTCCGAAAGCTTGGTTCAATTGAGAAACAGAACCAGCAGCATCTTCAAAGTTGTCGAACTTGCTGATAACGCCCTGGAGGTCTTTTGCCTCTAGCCCTAATTTCGCCATATAGGTTGCAGTTGCACCAAGCTGCTTAACACTCATATTACCGAAGTTCGCAACATCTTCAGTAAGAGCAGACATATTCGCACCGATTATCTTGCTCGAAACCCCAAACTTGTCGCCCATCTGAATTGCCATACTCGCGGTGGCGGTTAACATATCACCGACATCTTCGCCGGCGTTTTGAGCTTTTCTTGTCATTTCAGCAAGGGCTTCATTGGTCATTCCCAAGCCCTTGTTCATCGTAACCATCATCGCAGCATTTTCAGCAATGGAATCTGAAAGCATACTGAATGCAGCCCCAGCTGCTCTAGCGACTTCAGCAACAGCCTCTAGTGCTGCTGCCATCCCAGCGCTTCCCCGACCAAAAACCTCACTAACACTAAGGCCGGTCTGCGCGAGGGCACCAGTCGATGACGTAAGGTCATCAAAGCCATCCATTATGGCCTTACCCTCATTAGACGCTAACGAACCGAACTCACCCCTGAGTTTTTCCATAGCTTGAGTTAGTGCGCTAACTCCGCCGCCGCCGGTCGTCGCCATATCCACCAAGCCGCCAAGCATCTTGAATGGCATCGAAATAATCGCTGTACCAACACTCATGAATCCACTAGCCATGGAACTTAACGTACCCACAACCATGGTTAGCGTTGCCTTGGCGCTATTGAATCCTTTGATTATTCCGCTAGCAGCCGATGCGGCAGCAACGTCTGCTGTCTTGATCTCCTTGACCATTTCGCCAAAGCTTTTGGTAGTCCCATCGGCGGCGCCCCCAGCTTCATCTATAGCGCCGGCGACGTCTCGCTGACCGTCTGCTGCGGCTTGTGCATTTGAGGCAGCATCTTGAAGACCGCTATTTATTTCGTCGAGCCTTGCGGCGACCTGGTCTAAATCTTTGCACTCTAAAGCTTTGCACAATTGTATTGCTAGCTGCGTTTGGCTGGTCAGCTTTTTCGCTTGGGCATCCATCAGCGCAGCGCGCTCATTCAGCAGTTTATTGATCTGCTGCTGGATTCCTAATTGGTTCTGTAGCTCTTTTGAGTCAGGCATCTAACAAACCACCCTGTATACCATTGCATACACTAAATATGGTAAACAGAATTCTACAAACAATAAATTGATATTAGAAGGGCCAAACAAACCCTGTCTTCGCATGTAGAAGTTTTGCAGCTTTTTTCTTCGACTCTAAGACGGGAATAACATCGCTTATATTCTTCTTCGTCTCGAGAACCACATAAAGCGCTCTAGACTCTCTTAGCGTCCGCGCGAACAAATCAATCGTTTTTTCAGATCCGCTCAATTTTATTTCAGCGATTTCACCGCTGATGTATCTGGCGCAATCTTTTAGAAACTGTCTTTTAGCTGCATTCATTTCCAACACCTCTAAGATAACTATGTGAATCTACGTAATTTTGCTGGAACTTGTGACCTATATCTTCCCATCATCGCTCTTGCGTCAGGGGAATTTTGGTGTGCCGCGTGGGTTGATTGGTTCTTGTTAGATTTCTTTATCTCATCGTTGAGTCGCCGAATGAACCAATGTCGAATCCACACGGGGACGTTGTAGGCTTCTATATACGAGAAGCCCATATAGTACATCAGCAGAAATATCTGCTCTAAATAGAACTCTTTTGTACTATGAGTCAGGCCAAAAAAACGCCGCCCCCAGGGGCAGTCTAACCTCCGAGTGCTCTAGACATGCTGGACAATCCATCCAGGCCTTCATATCTATACCCGGCTCGTTTTTATCAATATGCTTGCGCAAAAACAACGAATCTCTTGCGGGCAGACTAGAGGCGAACATATCGAGCTTCGTGCGATCTGTCACGCCATTTACAGCGACAATGGAGTATCTCAATCTTTGTGTTACAAGATTCTCTGAACGTTGTCCCTGCTTCTTACGGCGCTCTGACGCCGTCATAATATCTTGTTCATCAGTACCAGTAAGAAGCTTAAAACGGCACTTCGCTTTAGTCACAGGAAGCTTAACCTCAAAAATATTCGTTCCATTTGTAATTGGATCAATTTCCAACCGCTTAATCGGAAGTTCACCCAGATTAAAAGATTGCTTTGAGCGCTCACTGCATGCTGGACAATCAACCTCTACGTTATAATCAGCGCCGTAGCCTGTCACACGTAGAGCAACCATCAGGGCATTTCTATCCCCAGCGAGCATTGAGTCTGGATCGACTCTCTTATCAATCATACACGACTTGATGAGATGACTTATTACTGTCCCTTTCTTGATTAGGGCTTTTGAAGTAAGAATATCTTCTTCTCGAGCCGTCATCGCTCGAATCTCAACAGTATTTTTTCCGGAGAGGGGGTGATCAGCATCATAACACTTTCCACCCGACGGTAGCGGTACCGTCTCTACAGGAATTTCAAAGCCAAAATCATCTTTCATAACATTTCTGGCTGGCATGTGCTCTTTCATCGAACCAAATATTTCACTTCGTTCGGTGGGACCACCTTTTTCAGTTGACATACGTACACCTCATATTAGTTTCCAACATTATGATTATCTTAAACCGGGGAGGTGGGGTGTAAAACAAACCACATAAAAAAAGAGCGCGGTAAACCGCGCTCTTTAATAGGAAGTAAATGTAATGATCAGTATTGAAGCACGCAATTATCAAAACGGATTGACAATGCAATTTCAGCAGGGTCTTCCGAGCCGTAATCCAAATCACCGAAACCGGCTGATGTGAGGAAACAACCCTTCATATCCCAGAGTTCTACCACGGTCCCTACGGGATCGAGAAGCTTTAACTGGCAGTCGCGCTTGTAAAAGTCAGCATAACCACCGCGACCTGATACAGACTCATAGTGGGTACGAACCCATTCCATGACCTGCTGTGCGCCCGAAGGAGCAATAGGATCGTGTAGTGTTACTGACAGAGCGTCGAACTTCGTCTTACCTGCAATAAAGCGGGTAGAGTTAATAAAGGGAATTTCAACCTCAGCGGTGTTCATTGTGGGACGAGCGGCCGTCTTGATCAAAAATGCGTCAATACCTTCGATTGCGAACACCCATCTGAATTTTCTTTTGGGCTCAAACTTGTTCGGCAACATATCGGTAACTGATAGTGTTTCTGGCATTTTATCTTACTCCTTGTTCTTATCTAACTATATAGTTCTTGGATTAAATGTCCATACCGGCGTTAGTTACCACAAAATCTAGTGATATAAACTCGACTGAACGAACAGGCTGTAAGAAGATCTTACCTCGTACCGTGTTATTTTCCACGTCAGCCTGGGTGGTTGTGGTTGCATCAATCTGCACCTTGAATCTTTCAAGGCCCTGCTGCTGCTGAATTCTACCTAATATTGGATTAACAGCAGCTGAGAATCTTGCTAGGGTAGCTTCTCTATTCGGCTCGAAGAGGAATGTGTTTCCAATCGCTCTTACCTGACGACGAATGTCGATGAGTAGTCTTCGAACATTAACTCGGTCCAACGCGCTCTGCGCGGCGAGTAATGTTTTCTGGCCGAATACCATAACTTCCTTAGATTGTGGGAACGCTGTGATAGGATTGATATCAGCATCATAAAGAGCGTCGAGGTTAGTCCTATTAAGCTTTACTTGACTTTCGGTAACATTCTTTAGTGCTCCTCGGGTGAAGCCAGCGGGGGCAAACCAAGGATACGCAACCTGATCATTGAGACCAAATGCCCCGAGAACCGCAACACTTGGGGGTGCAACAACAGTCTGTCCGGTTGCAACCTCTGTCATCAGTACATCAGGAAAGTACGCTGCTGCGAATGAAGAATCCAAGTTTCTACTCGTGAATGCAGTCACAGTATTTGTCACGCTAATCAGGTCGGAAGAACCAGTCACAATATTACCTAGATTATTCTGCGCTTCAATATCCATTAGATACATCGCATCAAAGCGATCCTCAACAGTCGTAATCGCGTAATCAGTAACAGACGAATGACGGATACCTGGAATAGCAAGAAGCTGGATATTCACGTCTGAGCGCTCTTCAAGGATGTCTAGAGCCTTACGATACGCTGCAACTGTAGGTCCATTTGTCTCGCCCTGGTTGGAATCGTCCATCTCTCTCTTGCAGGCAGTTGAAGACATTGTTGCCTTTTCTTTATCGAGGATATTCAACCCATCGAAACCGCCCTGAGCGATAAACGTATATTTCAAGAATCTTCTTGCTGAGGATAGACCGAAGTCCTTCGATACAGAAAGCAACCTTGTAGAAGACGAAGAGCTTCCGTCAATATCATTCATCGTGCTGGCGGCCACACCCGTTCTCTTGTAGGTAGCAGCTGCCCACTGATTCGCATCAGCTTGGTCAGACGTGGTGGTAATAACCTGGATATTCTCTAAGGTAAACTTATTGTTGTTGAATCTATCAGAGTCAAGAATGGTGCCACCGCTATCAGCTGTTCCAGCATTGTCTCCGACCATCGCAGGACGATAAGTCTGGTGATAGTTGGGGAAGTACTTCGAGAATGAATCCATCTGAGCATCGTTCACTGTACTCTCATTCGGAGTTGCGACGCGCATCTTCTTTTCAAACTGAACTCCCCAGTAAAGATTACCAGCCAGTTTCTTCTTAGGTGCTTCACCCTTAGAAACGCTAGCACGGAATGGAACAGGGGGCTGCACAATACCAAGCGAAGGATATGATCCAATTCCTACCGCGAAGTCCGCAGAGTCTACCTTGAAGATTGCAGAAGCCGATGTGACCAAGTGTTGAATTCCACGGAAACCGCATGGGAGAGCAGTCGCTGGAATCTGTCCCTTATCAAGAGCATCAACTGGATCGATTCGGATGTAGTTAGACTTATTGGGGTATGATCCCTCAACAACGAGCTTCTGTGAACCGGCACGCTTGTCGAAATCGTAGAAAAGATAATAATCACCGATCACTCTAGCGACATACCTCTCATCTAGAGGATTAAGAGAAAGCTTGGGGAACTTCTCAATAACTTGTGGAAGGTCGTCTGTGTCGTTATAGTCACGTACAAGTAGATCGAACGTTCCAAATTTGTTGTTAATGTTGGTAGACTTGACGATATTCTCAATAGAGATCTTAATTCTCTTATTTCCTATCGCACCATCATCAAGGCAGTGCACAGAAAATAGGTCCTTCGGCTTACCACCGAACGCTTGAGATATAACCTTCGGAGTCTTAGCAGTCCGGAAACGATCACTAAACCCTTCAAAGTCAGGGATCGTTGCAGACCCAGCTCCACGTCCTGCTGACGAAGTTACGAGGAATGCGATATCTTCATACTTTATACTCTTCCCAGCAATAGTTCCATTAACGGTGGGGTTGTAATTGTAGGACATTAGCGCCGAACCTGTCGGGACTGCCATGTTGGGGAAGATGTCGTAGTGAGCGTATAGAAGGTGACCAGCTTTCTGGGATAACGTCGGATCAGTATTTAATACGTTCGCAAAATAGTTGGGGGCAAGAGGATCAAAAGACGCAGTTATTACTGTAGGATATGAATCAGTGTGAGTATGACCATTTAATAGAAGCACAAACTCCTGCTTTCCACCAGCGATATCAACAGCACCCAGAGTTGAACCCGCATCGTCTCCTGCCGCGGAACCGAATGATTCTCTGCAAGCGTAATTAAGAGCCGTAGGAGATCCAAGCGGAGTGTTATTACCACTGAAATTTCCGCCGCCATGAAAACCAGTTGTTGTCGCTCTTGAAGCGCTTAACGCTGGTAGTACTCCAGAAGGAGCCATAAGGACCCCTCGAAGGACGGGTTGTGATGCCTTAAGACCAGCGTTTGTGAAGAGGCCCGAACTGTTCTGTTCTGCCATACAAACCGCGAGGAACGAAGTTCTTCCCAAGCCGCCGTTCTGCGTCGCCGCTGGTGCTGTTCCAGCAAAAGCATTTTGTCCAAGGATTCCATTCGCCTTTGGCAGCTGCTGACCGACGGTGAAGCCGGCATTAGTAACAGAACCGTTTGTATTACGCTTCTTACCGTCACCGATACCAAGCGTACGCAAGTAGGTTCCAGCCTGAGCATATGTCAGCCATTGCCTCATAGCCATCGGCCCAAATTTTGTACCGTCTGTATTGCCGAATTCAGCAATAAAATCGGCAAAAGTTGCCATTGTAATCGGAACGAAAGCACGTCCCTGATCAGCCATGCCAATGACTCCGGCAGGTGTTCCCGAGGGTCCCACTGATGTTGGACCGGAAAGGTCTATTTCTCTGGTAGAAACGCCCGGGCTCTTAAATGTAAGTTCAGCCATTTGAAATAATCTCCTGTATTCTTTTCCTAACTATATTAGTCAAACGATACGCCGCTGTTTGTTATGATAAAATCAATCGCAATAAATTCGATTGCTCTTGTCGGTACGACGACGATGCGACCATTCAAGCGATTGTTCTCAACATCTTCCACTGAATTATTTGAACCATCCATGACCACCTGGAAGGATTCAATCCCTTGTTGTGATTGGATCGTGGCAAGTAGCGGAGTAACTTGATTGATAAAACGTGCCCTTGTAGCATCTGTGTTGGGCTCAAACAATAATCTGTCTGCAACGCCCACAACTTGTCTCTTGACTTCAAGTAGCATTCTTCTAACATTCACTCTGTCAAGAGCAGACTTCGCCATTTGACATGTCTTCTGACCAAAGATAACGAAGCTTCCATCCGAGAAGTTAGCAATCGGATTAATTCGTGCATCATAAAGATCATCTCTGTCAGCCGCTGAAAGTCTTACCTCAGTATTACTTACAATCCCTAGACCGCCTCGATTGAAGCCGGCGGGTGCGAACCATGGATAAGCTACCTTATCGTTATATCCAAGCGCCTGCATAACCGCGACGGAAGCGGGAACCTGAACCTTCGAGCTTGTATTAGAGTCTGTAATAAAGACGTCAGGGAAGTATGTCGCAGTGTAGTTGTTGTCGAACACTCTGCTCTCGAACTGTTCTGCTGTTTCTCTAACATCAGGTACAGAGTAAGACGCGCTAGCGATCAATGAACTATCTTCCATACCGAAGAGGCGTGTTTCGCTCTCTGTCCATGCAGGAATATCCATAACATACATCGCCATAGAATAGTCTCTAGTCTTCTCAGCCGCCCAATCTGTAACGAATGAATCTCTGATTCCAGGAATCGCAAGAATATTAATTCTAGTAGTCGTAGCGTCCGTCATAATCTCGGCAGCTTTACGATATGCAGCGATGCTATTGTTAAGTCGACCATCACCAGCTGGGTTAGATGCCATTCCGATTGTAGAGGCCTTGAACTCATCAGAAGCCTTTCCAGTAAGACCACCAGAGCTAGCGTCGGTGGAGCTGGCCCTATCTGTCATATAGTACATGTCTTTATCAAGAATATTCACACCATCAAATCCGCCGTAGAACGGAACGTTGAACGCAGTATACGAAGTAAACCTGTTGAACTTAACCGAGCTAGACTGAATTAGGGTCGCAAGTGAAACGCGATAGTAATTCGACTTATCAGGATCTAGAATAGAATAATTCTGAGAATCGGGAACAGCTTCTCTTAAGTAGCAAGCTTCCTTGATGCTATCGGTAGCAGAAGCAGTTATATATTGGAGAAGTGTTGCGGCATTAGAGCCAATCTCTGCCAGAGCAACTCTTGCGAGCGTGAACTTATTACCATTGAACGCATCGGCCCCAGAACCAGAAACCAACGTATCCAACTTCATGATGCCCTGGAACTTACCGTATGACTTAATCAACGGGTTAGGGATCGACGAAGCGTTAACATCAAGATTAGCATTAGTCATGCTTCCAGTCTCTGGACATCTAGACCACTTAACACCCCAGTTCAATCGTTTATCAACAATTTCCGTAGAGCTGGGGTCGCCACTGAACCCAGAGTAATTGTTCTTTACAGCTCCACGTGTAAGCTTAAAGCGATACGGCAGTGGAGGAACAATCGATCCCGTTAATGGGGAGCGAACCCCGTCACCCCAAAGTCGTCCAGGGTTGGGGTCAGCAGCAGAGGCGTCTGTTGTTTTTGTGTTACCATATATGACGCCATTAACCTCAAGTCGAGAAAGACCATCAGTCAAGGTATCATTTGTCTTAATAACTGGTACACCATTGAAGCCGAAAGGACATGCGTTCTTTGGAACATCACGCTTGTAGACCTTATCAGCGATCACAACTCTAACGAAGTTTGAAAGATTGGGATAACGACCTGTTACGACAATTCTCTTTTCAGCGTCATTATCAGCGTCAAAGTTATAACGAGCTTTGTAATCGCCAATTTTTCTTGCAACGAAGTTCTCGGATGAAGGATCAAGATTACACGCGGGATACGTCTCTAAAACCTGAGGCTGTAAGTCGGAATCATCAAATCTTCGTACCTGGACTTCAAACTCAGGATAAGGATAATTGTCATTCGTGGAAGCCCGCAGGTTACCAATGGTGATCTTTACCTTATCATTTCCATATGTTCCATCGGAAAGAGACTCAAAGTACATAAGAGCGTATTCTTGCCCACCGTAAGGCTGCGAGAATATCTGGGGTGTTCGTGCTGTGGCGTATCTCGTGTCAAAGCGGCCGAATGAAGATAGTGCATATCTATCGGCGCCGGCTAGCGCATTCGCCAGATTAGAGGTAGAACCAGAAAGTAATCCAACGGGATACACATCCGGACTTGAACTTTGATCGATACTAGCTAGCTCATCTTCAACAGCAAAGTCAAGATACAGCAGATGCTGGTGCTCATAAAACTTAAGGGGATCGGTATTCAGGACATTTGTAATATACGCTTCATCAGAAGGATCAAGCGATGCTGTCATGATTCGAACACCAGGAAGACTATTAATTTCGTTTGTGTAAGCTCCGCCTCGTGAGGAAGAAACGACCAGCCCAAAATACTTGTTGTTCGTAGATCTCTGAACTCTGGCAAGAGAATCAAGCGTGTTAGACCAGGCCTCTGCTGTATTCGAAGTATTCGGTACATCCATAATCTGCATCCGGCTACCAGACGCGGTGAACATGACTGCTCGAACAAGGTTTACTGTGTCTCCACCGCTCGAATTGAATGATGGGTTATCCACGAACTGTGGGAAGGAATAGTCAGCTGATGCTGATACGTAGTGCCTCGCAACAAGGAATTGGACACAACTATCTGAATATTGTCCGTCTGTAACTGCTCCAAGTTTGTCAATGTTCCATTGAGAAAGCTTGGGTGCTATCTTAAACCCTGCGTTCTTTACTGTTCCATACTTGAGGGTATTGTTAAGATCGGTAGTTGTTTCATTAGCGCCAGCGCCCAACACTCTCATGTATGTTAGGGCAGTCTTGTTGCTCAAGAAAGCCTGGACTGCGTATGGACCGAATCTGTTCGTATCAATATCACCAAACTTGTTAATGAAGTCAGTCATGCTCCCTACCGTTACTGGTACGAAGGCAGGACCTTTTTCTGCTGTACCAACAACACCTGCTGGTACACCTACTATTTCGGTTGTTCTCGCTGTAGCGTCAATTTCACGCTCGAAAAAACCTGGGGATCTAAATGTTTGCTCTGCCATGAGTTGGGTCTCCTGGATCTTCTTTGTCACAAATAACTATTTCGTACGATGCCTAAATGTCTTATATCGACCTATCAATCTTTAAGGAGTTTTCCAAGATCAATAGCAATGCCACTTGGGGACTTCTTACTAAACTTAAAAACAGCCTCTCCGTTCTTCGGGTCTGCACTAGAAATTATAATTTCGATGTGCTCCTTCTCCCCTGTAAAAGGGTTGATATTTGTAATTATAGTCGTCGGACGCGTTAAACTCGTTGAGCCAGCAATATTGGCTGCAGACTGTCCTCCGATCTCTAATGTGGGAGTACCTGGAAAGCCAGTAATTATTCCGGTTCCTACGCCAATTCCCGCTGGGGGCACTCCCTCATCTAAAGGCATGATGTCTGTTAAAATCCAGTCAGCAGGGTTTCCGGAAGGAATTCCAGCGGGTGGGGGACCAGTAGGAACACCACCGATGGTTTGAGAAGCGTCGAACGAAACGTCTGGAGACGAAACGGTTCGCCTGAATGGCACGGGCATGCCGGGCTCTTGGGCAGCCACCATATAAGCAGCAACGCTCATCGAGAAGCTATACTTGACTAATCTTTCTACGTCTGTAAAATCATCAAAATTATTCTGCGGTGTTAACGCGGCGTCGACAAATGCAGTAAATCGATAGCCGTCTTCAGTCTCAATCACGAATGTTCTTCTTCTATTTTCGACATATCCGTTCATCATTACATTAATGAGAGAATTCATTTCTTGCGTGTACTGTGTCCAGAAAGTTATTTCATATGATGCCGTGTATTGCTTGATCGGTGGAATTTGAATGGTTTCGATTAGGTTACTTGATATTGACGGCGTTAATACAGTCCCAAGACGACTAGATACAGAAACAGGTGGAGCTGCTCTTCTTGTAGCCAGGCGGCCGCCTGTAGTTCCGCCACCGTCTCCATCAGCAAGTTTATCGTATGCACTAATAACTATTTCATCCGAATTCTTAAATAGATGATTATTTTTAAGACGCTGATATCTTAAATCGTCTTTGCTTAACCTAACTTTTACTGTTATCGGTCCACCCTGAAATTGTGCGGCTCCCTTTGCACTTTCTTGATCGATACCAGTTCTAATCACAGATATGAGTGGTAGTATCAATGCACCAGCCTTATCTCTAAGGGGCCTATTTCTAGCTAATAACGCAAAACGTTCACCTGTTGCGAAAATAACTGGAACTCGTTTAAGCTGGTCTTTGCGCTTATAAAATAATGGAAGCTCTTTATTGAAGAGATTAAAAACTCCTCTATCTACATCTTCGATCGTACATGACGGCATAAAGAAATCATCGGCAACATCCTCATTCGTGTAGCCAGTTTCAACTCTCTCGTACGCACCCTTGGTTATAGAATATCGTGTTGCCATATTAACTCTCGTCGTAGAATGAAGAACTTATTTCACCGGGGGATCCCTCTGGAGAAACCTCAGCCGGTGCCGGTTCGGGTGGTAATTGGAGTTTTCCCTGCTCAATCAAAGCCCTGGTGTCTCCTGTCGCTTCTCCATCAATTTCAGCGAAGCCCCTCTGCTGAATAAACGTTCTCTGAATCGCATCTGGATCTCCAGGATAATATCCCTCATCTGTCGGGCCGTGTGGTTCCTTATCAATAAGACCTTTTCTGGCTTGCTTCCCAAGCAGCTTCACCCCAGTCATATATTCAATCTCGCCATAAATATTGGACTGCCATGTGATTGAAGTAATTTCGAAGAATGTTTCACCGTATGAAAAATAATCACCCTCCTGAACATCAATGTCTTTGTCGATCAAATCTTTGTAGTGCAGATATGCTTCTGTTGTATAAAGATTTTCACTCCCAAATCGACCGGTTGATACTGCTTGGGGTTCCCAAGCTACCTGCGCGTCAATCTCGATCGGTGGATTGAAATATTTGTCTACTGCTTCTTCGTATATATCGTGAATCTTAGTAACGTCGGTGCGAATAGAGTAGTAGTATATCTTTTGACCGACAACGTCTTTTATCAGCTCTTTTGTAATATCTGATATCAGGTCTTGCTCTCGAGGAGTTATGAAAAGTCGTGCCATCTTATACTACTCACTTTATGATTATTGATTTGCCTAGCGGCATCGGCATGTGCTTTAACGCCCTCATGATATTTTCTGCGTCTGTTGCTTGACCCTCAAGCAATGCGCTGTATGTTAAACTATCTAACAGCTCAACCAACTGGTCTCTTAAACGTGTCTGGTCTTCTCTTCCCTGTGACACCAAATCTGAGCCATTTAACTGTAGATCGCCAGACGGGATAGGGACCGTAGCAAACTTTGAACGGACTGCGCCCAATAATTCTGTACATAATGCAAGACAGTACTGACGAATCCATTGTCTGCCAACAGAATTTGTTTTGCTATATTTCATGCGACCGAACGGAACATTCGACAAATTAGAGACGCCATAAATCGTGTCATCTTTAATGTCTGGGTCGTACGGGTCGGGAGCAAACGCAACTCGTATCCATAATTTCATCGCGCTAGAACCAGTTGTTTGAGTTGGCATTGGATAAATACGAATATTCTCACCAATCACTCGATAAGAATAATTCGATTTCCTAACACGATTAGAAATGTCCATTTGACCAGCTCTTAAAACATCTTCGAAAACCGGAAGAACGTAAAAAATAGTCTCTGGTGTAAAAGACTCAAAGCTAAATTCGTTATTAAGATAATTGACAGCTGATGTGGTATCAAAAAACCTATACGCAGCTTGCGGACTGAAGTGAAATACTTCTTTAATCCTCATCTTCGTTCGGGGAGAATTTTTACTGCTTGAGACGATAAGATTCCCAGCAGAGTCTTTCAGACTATTGTAGATGTTGTAGTCTTGCTTCTTATATGCAAGCTGAATCGAGCCGGAAACCTCGTTATAAGAACCTCCAATACCAGCCTCCATAGAATAAGGTTCTGCCATTCGGAGCAAAAATTCAAGATTCTGCTTGGGGAAAAGGCCGGTCTTGTTACTTCCGGTGGCGTACCCTAAAAGATTGCTTAATTGAGATTTAGCGTCTGCTTGATTGATTATGCGACCGTATTCTAGGAATGACTCTTCTAGACAAGCCCACATCTGTTTCTTTGTCAACTCAACGCTTAGAATATCATCACCTAATTTCCTCTTAACAAAGGAAACTACAGCATCAGCTTCTTGCTGAAAATCTGTATCAGTATCGAAGAAACTAAACGGAGTTGGATTTTTGGTATAAGCAAAAGAAGACATATCACACCCTAATGATAACTATTAAGTAGGGCGTGAAATGTCTTTCTTAACTTTCTTGAAAAAGTTGGCTTCTTACTTAGAAGATGCCAAAGTCTTCCAGGGGTCCTTCACCCCACAGCCGCTTAAATAAAGCAACCATTTTATCAGATCTTCTTGTCTGCGTCTCGATATGACCAGCCAAAAGAGCCATGCTCTCATCTGCTGTCTCACATCCTGCGACCATCTGTGATAACGTGGGCGGACCGGGATCGGGTTCATCAGCAGCGGACATTTCAGCCAGCTGCCCTTTCAGCGCTGCGATTTCTTTTTGTGCCGCGGCGAGTTCAGCTGCTGATGCGCCTGTCTCTGTCGCTGGGGCTGTCTCTGTCGCAGGTGCCTTTGCTGGGGTTTTCTTTGTACTAGTACTTGTCTTTGTTGTTGATGCTGCCATTGTTGGGGCCTCCTATCTACTCGCTTAATTTAATAAGGCAGAGTCAGAAGTAAAAAAATGCCGCCCAAAGGACGGCATTTTTAGAATATAGATCTACGTATCAGGCGCCAACCCAGATACCTACACCCTCAACGATATACCATCCGGCAGAGCCGTCTCCCACTAACGTGACGCGGTCCCCCTTGTTGGCGGTTGCCTTAGTGTTAGTAAGATCACCGTCATCGGTGCCGGTGCATACTGAATCGGCAGCAGCATTTGCAATAGTTCCCTCAATCGCATCGCTAGCGTTGGGACTGATTGTAATAAGCACTGCTTCATCAGCGCCGGTGTTAATGAAAGTATAAGTCAGTCCAGACTTGGTAGCAGGAAGTGTTATAGTTAGAGCGTCTGTGCCGACGAGGAAAACTTTTCCACTGTCTTCTGCGTCCAGTGTCTTAGAGGCTGTTATTGTTTCAACCATTGAACGGTGACCCGAGAGTGTTCCGGCCGTACCCGTTGCACCAGTTGTTCCACCCTTTTGGTACAAACCTTTTGCACCTGTTACTAGTATTTTTGGCATAATTTTCTCCTTTTTTTATTATAGAGTTACTTGTCCACATGATTCCCTAGCTAGCGTGTGGGGTCCGCCTTATGTCCATGCCAGGGGCTTATCATTAAGTATAGCACAAGCATTCGAATTACCAAAATAAAAGGGGCGGACCCCGAAAGGACCGCCCCTGAATATTAATGACTTCGTCTAATCAGATTAGATGACGTCCATACCCATGCACGTTACTGTACCGTAGAAGTCGGAACGCACCATCTTCTTGCCGTACCGAGTCATCACGCCCTTGCGGGGTGTGAAGTCTTCGGGAGCGAAGATAGTAGGCGTAACGATCAGTGGCACGTAAGGAGCGTATACGTAACCGGTCTCAAGGTAGCTACCGCCCTTGTACCCAACAAGAATCTTGTTGCGTGGGAAGTAGGGATCCTTATAGACTGTGAAACGGTTGCTCAGTGTACCAACCTTCTCGGCACCAAGACTCATACCGGGCGCAACCTGACCGTCACCGTCGATGCTGTAAACAGGCTTGTAAAGCACGGAGGCCTCAAGGACTGTTGCAACGTCGGGGCTAACGACGATAAAGTTGGCGGACCCACGAAGAGTCAAGCGGTGAATCTCATTTGCGACATCAATGATGGTCTCAACGAGAGTCTCGTACCACTCACGAACTGTACCGGTAAAGGCTGGACCACCCGCGAGGGAGGAGGCCTTGACAGCAGAAGCACCAGACTTCTTATTAACGAAGTCACCGGGCTTACGGCTCCAGTAGTAGTTTGTGTCAGCCTGCATGAGGAGGTCATTCAGGATCTCGCGGTCAATCTCAAGAGCAATCTGCTCAGAGAGAATCTGAGTAAGCTCAACCTCAGCATCCAAGCTGTGGTAGGCGTTCAAATCCTGTGCGAGTTCTGGGGACCAACGTGCACGCAACTTCCGAGTCTGAGCGACAACCGAGATAGCCTCGATCTTAATGTCAATCTCAGGAATGGCGGGAGCGGGTGTACCAGTGCTAAAGTTAGACTCAAAAACGGGGACAACAAGAGTGTCAGCGTTGGAAGAGTTAACGTTCAGTGTGTTCGTCTTGGGATAACTCAAACGGAAACTTGCGAGGTCTCCACTTGCGAGAGCCGTTCCAGACATAACCATGAGAAGAGCGGAACCCGCCTTCTGTGCAGTTGCCATCGGATCCGGTGAAATCGCACCTAGTGCAGAACCAGACTTAACAAGTTGGTTAAGACGACGGATGTTATATACACCCTTACCACCCTGGAATGTCTCACCAGGAACCGCCATGACTGAACTAGCGTTAAGAGACGAACCTGTTAATACAAGCGCAGCTTCCTTAACAGCTGTAACGTCAAAGTCTGAACCAAGCACACCAAGGTCAACAGTCAAGAAGAAGTAGCCATTGCTATCATCGTCTATCTTCTGCGTTACCTGAGGATCGAACTGTAGGAACCGGCCGTCAGCACCAGTAGAACCTACACCAGAACTGATGGTGGTTGTACGAGTCTGTGCAGCATTGGTACCAAGAGCGAACATGGCAGATGTGCCAAGTGCGAGATTAGAACCGGTATGGACTCTGGAATAACCGGAACCAGCGAGGTCATACTGACCACCGGCGCCGAGTGAACCAGACTGAATGCCCTTACCTGCGGGGTTATTATAAATTGACTGACCGGCATCGTAGATGTTCTTGGTGGCGGACCCTAGGGAACCGTCAACAGTACCACCGACGTTTGAACCGTAAGTGTAGTCAAGATAGAAGAGCAGACCGGAAGGTAGGCTCATCGGTTGAATGGAAACCAACTCGTTTGCCACAAGGCCACCGAAGACTCGGCGAACAATGGGGAAAGCGATGTTAGTAAAACCCCGGATATCTCCGGAGCTTGCAGCGGGTGTGAGACCACCACCACCAAGGGTGTTCTGCTCACGTAGGATCTGACCTGCTTGGTTCTCGAGCAACGTTGCCATGTTTTCACGATGGACGCTCTCGAGACCTCTAAGAAGACCAGTCCTGCTCCACTTTTCTGTCAGGCGCTTGTTAGAGTCGCCTTGGTGACGCTGACGAATACCTTCCGTCAGTTGGTCAAGTGTAAACTTCTTGGACATTTTCTTTTTTCTCCTTTAAGAATTTAGCGTCTATTTGTTTGTAATACCAGCGAGCTTCGCCCAACGATCTGTCTGTGTCGACTCATTTACTGTAGAGCTACCTCTACGAGTCGGCTTGCTAGAAGATCCAAGAACTCTTCTCTTGCCCTCAGAGAGGGACTTCTTGTTTAGCGAACGAGTAATACTTTCGTATACCAGCTTTGCCTCACGGATTGTCTTGGCATTATCTAAAGCCTCGACTATGGCACGCTGCTGCTTAGAACTTACATTACGATTTTGCATCAGTTTGTTCACATAAAGCAGTTTTGCGTTAAAAAGATTCATTTCAGTAAGCTGCTGCTTCAGGGCGCGGTTTTCGCGGACTGTAGCGGAGCCTCTTTTTGAAGTGCGGCGACTGCGACGGGTCTCAGAGACTCGGCGGCGGCGGGCACGACGGCGGGATTCAACTGTTGGAGTAGGAACTCCGGGATCGCCGAGTTCGTCAGCGAGGGCATTTAGAAGATCTTCTTCATCGACGTCGATAAAAGACTCATCTTCCACTTCTCCACCACCAAACGCATCGGCCTGATCGGTAGCTTCCGTGCTACCCTCGGTTGCTTCACGCATTCTACGAAGCTTGCGAAGCTCCATTTTTAACATACGGGGGTCAATCTCAAAAACCTCACCAAGGTCAAGAGCAACTTCTTCCTCTTCTCCCTCGCCTTCAGCTTCTTCCTCTTCACCTTCGGCTTCTTCTTCCTCGCCTTCAGCTTCTTCCTCGCCAAGATCACTTGCGACCTCAATATCTAAGGCCTCAACATCAGCGGCCTCGGCATCTTCAACACCAAGGGCTTCTAGGTCGTCGTCGGTGAGGACCAATTCCATTTCATCTAATTCGCC